TAGTACCATCATAATAAAAATTAGTTTCTCCTACGCTTTGGAAAACATAATTAAGCCCTCTATAACTTACCGTGTAAGTCTGTCCCACCGTTTGGAATGCTACGATCCAGCTGGTATCTTTGGCCTGTCCACTGGTATCTCCTGCATCGCTTAAACTGAACGGTCCAACAGTATTTAGATCCTGCGGCGTTATAGTTTTCCATGTGCCAGACTGTGCATCATACCGTAGACCAAAGTTAGCAAAGGCTTGAATGTATGAAACCATTTGTGCAACCAAGCTATTAGGAAAATTATTATTGAATACCGCAAATACTTGATCACCAATAATGATTTGTTCTGTAAGGTTGACCCCTTCTGAAGGAATAACAGCATTGATTGTTACTGGGCCTTGTCCACTTGATAAATCTCCTTGGCCACCATTGGTACCATCACCCACCACTAGTTCAATCGCCGCATAGATATAGAATTTATCACCGGGTTTACTTGGTGTACCTACCCTGACATAGTTATTAGCGTCAAAATAATTTCCAGTGCCTGCCGAAAAGCGAACGATTGATCCTTGGACTATGTATCGATTACTACCAGTTACTGTTGATCCTATTTGTAGGATCTTACCTGAACTGTCAACAAAATATCCAGTGCTGCCGTTGGCTATTACAGTAGATGTGTGCCAATAGATATCACTTAGTGATATCAGTGGATAGTTAGAGTAAAAAAATTGTTTAGTTTCTGGGGCTTCAGCAATAGGTTGTACCTGATCATAAATTACACGATATATATCATTGGTAGTGTTGTAGTCAAAACTAAAAGTATTAATAAAGGTATCTTTATACAACATGCCATCTTGTGCAAAAATATTAGTACTAGAATATTTGCCCGTGACATCTACTACATCTAGATAACGGCTAATACCCGAACTGGTACGATTAACTGCTTTTATTTTTAAGACATCATTGAACAGCGTGTATGGTAAGATATTATAATCTTCACCCGTGATCATGCGATTTTGTGTGTAGTATTGTTGTGGTGCTTTTTGTTTAATATCGTCGAGGCTTTCTCGTGTCGTTGCATTAGCCACAGTGTACTGTAGACTTGCTGTAATATTAATTGTTTCTACCCTACCACTGCTACTAGTATAATTGATAGGAATAACTATTCCCTGCATTTCATCAGGGGTAATTTTATATTGTAATGCGTTACTTGTTCTGTAGTATATTCTAAATCTACCTTGGGGTATATTAGCAAACGATCCATCACCAAATACTAGATCAATCTGGTCACCAGCACGTGTGTTTATCTGATAGATATTCTTGTTTTGGCTTTGATTATAGATAACATTGGTATTAGCCACCGCAGGTACTTGTTCCCAAAGCACATCTAGATTACCGTTACTGTCTATACTGTATAACCAGATATCACTGTTGTTGATATTATTTGAGTTTATACTGTACACTCGATTGGGTATGCTTTCAGAAAAATTAAAATCTGCACTTTGTAAACTACCTTGGACAAAATAAAGGAAAAATCCTGTGTTTACACTTCCATTACCGAGATTGTCATTTTTGTACAGGATATTAAAAGGAGAACTTACGTATGGAGCTGCTTCATAGACATAGGTTTCGCCGCTGCTGGTAGGACTTACAGTTTCAAATAACATTGGTGTACCAGCTACTGTTGCAGTAAAAGCAAATTTGGCAATAATGTTTGGTATGAGGTTTATCTGATATTCTTCATTGATGATACCATTGATAATTTGGCTGTTGCTGGGTTTACCAACACTCTGATTATTAACCATGGCTGAATTTAAAATCAACGTAAACTGTTCTAACCAGTTTCCATTGCCAGCATCTGCCCAGTTAATTACCAGTCCGCTTAGATCAAGCCCATCACTGTCATACAGTGTTTCAGTGGTGCTGACACTTTCAAATTTTAAAAAACCCTTGCTGTTGATATTACGTTTAGGATTATAGCTGATTAGGCGTGCTAGTTTAAGTATGCTGTCACGTCGTTGTGCTGTATCAATGAAGTTTTCGCGAGCATTTAGATCGGCGCGGAATGCTAGACTTTGTCCTAGGAAAGCGATCATGTCAACTAAGGCTATGAATTCGCTTGATTCAATGAAATCGTTAAAGTCTTCTGGATAATACAGTTGCAGATAACTGATCATGCTAGCACGCAGAGTTTCGTAGTCATAGCTTTGGAAGTCTGCGTTACGGAATGTTTGATATAGTTTAGTCCAGTCTTCTGAAACTAATAAACTAGTCTGTCTCGTGGTGATTGCCATGCTTTTTTCCTATTATATAGTATTTATCTAAGGAAAAAAGTGGGTAGTTAATTAGCTGGCTGTTAGTTGGTTGGTCGTGCCATTGAAATTCATCAGCATGACGTTGGTTTGATTAGTCAAAACATAGCGTAATTGTAGTTCTATTTGTATACCTTGATCAAATTCTGTAATGATAATATTATCAAAGCTAACTCGTGGATCATAACTAGCTATTGCTTTTACATCTTGTGCGATTACTGATTTTAGATCTTCCGTAAACGGTTCATGTAGGACGTTCCAGATTATAGTACCAAAGTTTGGACGCATCAACTTTTCACCTTTACGGATATTAAAGTGATTTAAAATATCTTGTTTAATTAGATCAAAGTCAGTCAAGCGGAAATTCCTATTGCCTGCCTGTGTACTAAATCCTTTATATGTAATAGCCATAATAATATTTATCCTATTTATATTGGGTTATCGTTCCGTCGTCATTGGTTTGCCAAACAGTGATGTCAAACAAATCAACATTATATGTAGGATATAGTGCTAGAAATTCCTGTTGTCTAGTTTGGGCTTCTTCTACATTATTGTAATATTCAGGTAACCCTGTAGATTGATCATAAATCACATATTGTATTTTCATCAGCTAACTGCTCCATACACTGTTCCTGTAACATTATAAGTTACTGTATATCCGTTTAGTGCTATAGCTTTGCCTCCAGCACCCCCAGAGGCGCCACTGCAATTTCCACCTCTGGCACCCCAGCCACCACCGCCGCCAGCGCCACTACCAACATCTCCACCAGCGTTACCGCCGCTGCCACCGGATGCACCAGAGCCATTTGTTCCATTGGCTGTGCTACCGCCGCCAGCGCCGCCTCCATCGGGTTTATTTGGAAAATTTCGTCCTGAACCACCGGTTCCTGGAAGCACTCTACCACCTCCACCACCGCCACCATAGTTTGGAAAATTACCTTGATTACTATAACCTGCAGTTCCAGGTTCTCCTGGTCCTCCCCCAGTTCCGCCAATATATACACCGCCCATGCTACCACCATTACCACCGCCTGCACCACCTCCAGTAGCAGAACTGGTTGGGTAACCAGATGCTGCACCGCTACCACCGCCACCAGCTATGTAACTATTGTTGGTTATACTAATATTATAACCTAAACTCATAGCAGGGCCGCCTGGTAGACCATTGTCTGCTGGGTCATCGTTTCCACCAAAAACACCATCACCACCTTTGCCTATGATAAAACCATTGTTAACAAGTGTAATGGCATCACCAGCAGTCGCACCAGAGATAGTCAAAGCTGGAGTTGCTGTAGATGTTGAGTATAGATAAACTCCATTGTTTACAGTTATAGTTATATCAGTGATCCCTGCCACGTATCCCGATAAGGCAGAAACGTTTAAGGTTGTTTGTGTGGTGTTGGTTGCAAATGCTTGGCTTGCAGTCGCTCGGGCACTAAAAAGTCTGTTGACCAACCCAGCAGCTGCTATCGCTGTCACTCCAGTCATTATACTAGTCCAGTACCGTTAACAAACCACAGATTAGTTTCTGTTTTAAGCAAGGTCGCCATACCATATTGTGTTAAAGTTCTTGAAGTGGTTGTAGTAGCATTGCCTGCGAGGTAAAGGAATGGTGCACCAACAGCTTGATTTTGTATCGTTATGTTACCAATACCTCTGTTTACTATCACTATGGTGGTGCCGATAGGAAATGCCACGTTGGCATTACTAGGCACAGTAATGGTTGTTGGAGCACCTGTGTTAGCATAAAAATGTTCACTAGCATCTGAAAGAGCTAGAGTAACATTGCTGGCTGTGTTCTGTGGTAAATCTCTATAGCCAATTGGG